CACGCGTAAGATCGTCGGCAGCGTCAGATGTGTATAAGAGACAGCCCATCTACTGTAAGATCGACCAACGCGATCTCGCCAGCGTTGCCTATTTCCACTTTGGAAACTTGATATCCACCGCTTGCTGTGTTGATTTTTCCGCGTGCTGCGATCAGCATACCCCCCATACCTTCCGCAAGCGTCAATGTTCCTTGAATGTCAAGTGTCGGAGAATCGCCGCCAGATGGCGGATTCTCTACATTTCCTATTTCTTTCTTGATATAGTATTTTTTTCCGTCAGCGCCAGTAAAAGTGTACATATGCGTGTCGACAACATCTCCGACTTTTGCATAATGCGGCACTCCGCCGATGTCGAGTTTAAGATAATTGTTTCCCACTAATGATTTATCCATCGTCAATTCTGCAATTTCTTCTTCTCCGTTCGGTCTGATAATTTTAAGCTTATCCATCATTCTACTCCAATCTTTGCGCCATTCGGCAATTTAATCATATTTCCATCAAAAATCTCTGTCTTCTTTACATATTGAGATAAATCTGCGGCAGGTCCCGGCGGACCCTGTATCCCCGTATTTCCTTTTTCTCCCTTTTCGCCTTTCGGGATTGAGAAACTAAACACTGCCGCGTTGGCTGTCCCAGTATTTGTGACTTTAGCATTTGTTCCCGGCGCCGTTGTTGTTACTGTTCCGATTTTGATTGTTGCAGCGGTTCCATTTTTTCCATCTGTTCCTTTTTGCCCCGGGTCTCCTTTAGGTCCCGGATCTCCTTTGGGTCCGGGCTCCCCTCTGGGGCCCTGAATACCCTGTCCGCCGCCGGACACGGGGATTACAAAATCAAATACGGCATTTGTACTGTTCCCTGAATTTGTCACCGAAGCGGATGTGCCTGTCGTCACATTTCCGACTTTTATCGTTGCCGCTACCCCGTTCTTCCCATCGGCCCCCTTCGGGCCCGGGTCTCCCTTCGGGCCCAGGTCTCCCTTCGGACCTGGGTCTCCCTTCGGACCTGGGTCTCCCTTCGGACCTGGGTCTCCCTTCGGATCCACGCCAGCCAAAGATGATAACACATTCTTGGCTTCATCTGCTGCTCTTCTTGCCTTCTCTGCTTCTTCTTGCGCCTGTGTTTTTAGTTCTTCGGCTCTCGTGGAATTTGCCAACGCTCTATCTGCTTCCACTTTTGCTTTTTGGGCTTCACTTTCCGCCCTATCTTTTTCTGTTCTTGCTTCTACAGCCCAAGCTTTGGAACTTCTTGTTTTTCCCGTGATACTTTCTTCATCATCCTGATTATCAGGGGATGTTTCATTTTCCGCCCATTTTCTTGCAAGTTCTGCTTGTTCCTCTGCTTTTCTTTGGTGATTTCTAACACTCTCCTCAACCACAGCGGCTGCATCAGAATACCCTTTGGCTTCTCCCGCCGCCTGGGCTGCTTCTTTCTGCCATTGCTTGACTGGGATATTAATTATACTCTTTTCATCATCCGACCAGCCTATGGCGGTTTCTTTCTCCGGCAGAGGCAGTATTAATCTTACATTTTCAGTCGTTCCTGCCAAGCGGACGGTTCTTGCAATGGATTCCTTGTTCTCTTGTTCAATCATGGTAAGTTTATCAAGTGCTTTTTCACACACTTCAAACGGCCATTTATGCCCAAGTGATACAAGCTGTGACACTTGAGTGTTCCTGTAAATAACAATTTTTTCCCCTGTTTGCAGCACGGGTGGTTGTTCTGCTTCTGCCGGTTCTTGTCCGTTTACATATCCCGGATATAGAACCACGCGCTTATCCATATCCACATAGTAGTCTTTGTTAAGCGTTTTTTCGTTCCCGTTTTTGTCTGATAAACACACAACTATAAATTCTCTGGACAACACCGGAAAAGGGATAGGAAATTCCTTTGTCACGCCATCACCTTTATACACAACTCTGACTACAGTCTGTTGTATCATTTATTCTCTCCTTTCTTTTTTATCTTTCTATCGAATATGATTGAAAACAGGGCTTCCCAGGCTGTGGCGTCTGTATCTGTAACGGTGAGACGCGCTATCGCCCATAGTGCATCGGTTAATGTATCGGAAAGTCCTGTTACTTTATTGAATACTTTTGTTCCCGCCTGTCCTACATCTATCCAGTCTTTTTTGTCAGATTTTATTGCCATGGCGGTTTGGAAGACATCTTCAAAGATGTTTAGTCCGGTGACGCTCATTTTTCCTCCGTCACTGTACATTCCCGCGAATAGTGAGTAGAGACCGGGGATTACTTCTCTTGCGACTGGTATACCGCCGATAGGTCCGTTTGACGCAAAGGAATATCCCTGTCTCTGCAAGAAGGAGTATTTATCATTTCCCGTTGCACTATCCACCAATGAACGAAGGGCACCTTCAAATACGGATCCAAGGATGTACCAAAATAGCATTGCCCGCATGAGTTTCATCGGTCCTCTTCCGTCTACAATGTCATATCCCCCTCGGATGAATTGGTTCATTACTAATGATGTAAAGCTGTAAAACGGAAGAAGTTGCGAAAGCAATCTACTCTTGACCACCTCCGGACGGTCTTTCATTTCTCCCGATCCGAATGTTTCTCTTACCATTTTGTCAGCAAGCCTTACTGCTTCTTCGTCCATTTCTGCTACTGTCATAAATGGTTTTTCTATTTGCAGTTGTGCGATGGTATTGTTATAGGTCTGGATCCACTCCGGAAGAGAAAGCATGAAGTCCGTTTCTGAAATGAGTGAATAAGCGAAGCGGTCTACTTCTTCTTTCACAGCATGCGCTTTCGATGTTAATTTTGAAACGTCCTGCCCTTCTTTGAGTTTCAGTCCGCGGGCAAGGTCTCTATCCATGTTTGTGGCACGGTCTCTCATGAACGTGGATTTACTCAGGATGAAGTCTCTCTGCTGGCGGTAGTTTTTCACACCGCCAAGGTAAATCGTAGAGAGCCCTCTTGCCATGTTTAAGGCTCCCATTTTTTCCATAACCAATGGCAGGTTTGCAAAGTTCAACAATGCTGTGGATGTCCTGTAGGCCATGGTGGCCATAGTGAAATTGTGTCTCAGTCTGTTCAGTCGTTGTTCCCATTTTGTCAATTTATCCACGGGATCATGCCAGCAGTCGGACGCCCACCTCTGGAGTCTTCTATGTGCATCGACTCCGTATTTCTGTGATATGGCTTCCGCCAGGTCTTTCCTGGAGAGAAGTTTATAAATGTCTGCTGTGGTTTCACGCATGGCAATATGGTTAATAGATTCATTGATGTAGTCAAGGTAGACATCAAGGTCTTGTCTAAGATACTGTCCGCCGGAACTTTGCGCGCGGCTTTTCGTGGAGCCCATCCCGATATTGAATGTGGTTCTTCCGAGCATGTCTTTTCTTATGATGTCGTTAATTTCTCTGTCTTTGGTTTTGCTTGTGAGCTCTGCATCATATTTAATTGGGTAGTACATGCCATTGATCTTTCTTCCGTCCGGTAAAATAATTTTCCTCCCCGGCACTTTCCCCAAGGGGATTCCGTACAGATTGTTTTGTACAATGTTTCTTTCTGGCCAATACGAATTGATGTGCTTCCAAACAGCTTCCACAAAGTCCCAGTCTTTATCATTTAAATATTTAAAAAGGATTTTTTCTATGTTTCTATGATCCAGCCCATAGGTTTCCACCACTCTTTCTCTATTTGAGTCTGTTCCCCAGTTCAACGCCATGGTGAGAATGGTTTCTTTTGTCACCATGACAGGCTTGTGGTCAACTTTGTTAATCTCGTAGATTTTATCATTGCGTATTTTTCTGAATGTTTCTCTGTCATAGATGTTCATGACTTTTTTCAATTCAAGTTCCGCCTGTTCCTGCAGGAGTCTTTTTTTCGCAAAGGCTTTATCCATATTTTTATAAAGCAGATCATAGGTCTTTTGTCCCATTCGTTCTATGAGTATTTCAGGCAGTGCCAGATCCGCCACCCATTCCCCCACTTCTTTTTTGGTCTTTTTCCACTTTTTTTCTGCCAGTTTTTTATAAAGAGAATTTTCTTTTCCTGCTTTGATTTCCGCCATTATTATATCTTCGGCTTCTTCAAACGAAAGGCTTTCTCCTTTTTCATTAACAAAGGTGTTGCCTTCGTATTCTCTCCTTCCTGTTTTGTATATTTTTTTGAATACTTCGACAAGTTCATCAAAGTCTATTACAGTCAGTTCTCTCAAGTTGGTCTGATTGTTATCATCAAAGATTTTCTTTATCCATTGCGGTACAGCGTCTCCCGGCTTGTCTCCTTCCATGGCGGCGGTGGGATCCAGTTCGTTATTGAGGTTTGCCCAGTCAAACGGTGCCGGTTCCCCATCCATACCCAAGGGCGCTCTTCCATCTGTGGTGATTAATCCTAATTGGTAGGCTAAGTGATTGATGAAGTATCTTATGTTCCCGGGCATTCTTATATTGTTCGTGGCTTTACTTGCCCTGTTTATGAGTCCGACAAGTCCGTACTTCTCCATGCCGTCTTTATCCAGTGTGTTTGTGGATGCTTTGGGATTCCCGTGGAGTGTATGTTTTACGTGGTCATCGTATTCATGGGCCACTTGGGCGTTCATGGCAAAACGGGACTGTCTTCCTTTTGCTCTGGCAGCTTCTTCCCATCTTCCTCTTTTTAGAAAATATGCGGCTTTTTCTCCTTCACTGGCCGCTTTTCTCGCCCACCATCTATAGTTGGTTGCTTTGTAGATTTCTTTCCCATAAAGAAAAGCCCTTGCTTGGGCTTTGAGTTCATAGGGCGAGATAAGCATACTGTCTTGTGATGTTCTTAATCCGTCTACTGTGTTTCTTAGTTTTATCTTGAGTTCGTTAATTTCTTCTACAGTGGCTTGTTTTGCTTTTTTCTGTTCGGCCTTTTCTTCTTTGAGTTTCTCTTCTTCGCTTAGGAATCCGTTTCTCTTTTTGATTTCATACAAGATTTTTTTACTTATCTTTCCTTCCATGTTCGGATCTAATCTGTCCAGTTCTATTAATGAGGCCGTGGCGATCCTTGCATATTGTCTCAACTTCCGCTTCATGGCGTTTTGTTCGATTTCCGCCAGTTTCACTTTCCCTTCCGGAGATTCCAGGACTTTTTCTGCTTCTACCCTGAAATGATCTTTTCCGGAGATGTTTTCTATAAATTCTTCTCTTTGTTTTTTCTTGTATTTCTCTACTTGTTCTTCCATGGTGCCGCCTGCTTCTTGTACGGCGTCTTTGTATGATTCTTCGGTAAATCCTTCTTCTTTAAGTGCCCTTATCCATTCTTTCTTTGTCGGGAAGACGTTTCCTTTTTTCAGCATTTCCAGTCCATATATTCTTTGGCTCCCCAGTTTTCTTTCAAATGTTTCTACTTTTTGGGGAAGGATGTTTTCTTCAAAGTCCACCATGGCTTGTCCGTGGAGTTTTTCCATGAAGTATTTAACGGCGTTTTCTTTGGCAAGTTCTTTGATGTTTTCTTCCCATTTTTTTATGTTTTCTTTTTCGGTCTGCGTATAGTCAAGGCTGTCATCATAGAGGAGATTCCATCTTTTTTCTTCTGCCCAGGCTTCTATTTCTTCTTCTGATGCCATCATGTGGTCAAAGATTTCTTTTACTTCATCGGACGGATCTTTTAAACCCAAGTAGTTTTCCGGATTCTTTATGATTTCTTTTGTCGTTTTATAGAGATTGATCAGCCATTTTTTGAACCGCCGGAAAGTCCCCTGCAGTTCTTTGGTGGGTGCTTTTCCTGTCAAAAGGTATCTTTCAAATCCTCTTGCAAAACGTTCCTGGATGAAGCGTTCCTGTAGTTCTTTGTTTTCCGGATCTTTCTTGATGGCAGCTTCATATTCTTTAAATTCTTTTTCGATCAAGGTGCCTTTATATTCTTTCATAACATCCGGATAGTATGATGCCCACGCACGGATGGCGTCTCTGTCTTTCTGTGCTTTCTGCAGTGTGGCTTCCAGTACTTTATCTTCTTTGGCAAGTTCTTTCAGTTCCGGATCGGCTGCAATGTTGTTCAGCATGGACAGCCACCAATGGGCGCTTTCATGAATGACTGTGGACTGATTGGCTGCTTCAAAAATATGAAGAATGTTCTGGTCTGCGTCATAGGCTCCTGCGTAGGCTCCTTTGTGCTCCTGGTTGTAGCGGTTAATGATCTGGATAGCTTTATCATCAAATACAACAAAACATTTCCCATCTACAAGCCCGTCATAGGTAATACCTTTTATACCCAAAGAATTTAACTTTTCACTGGCCGCTTTTTCTCCACCCAATTCGCTTGCCAGTTGTTTATAAAACTCTCTTCCTGACATGTATTGTAATGCAGACGGTTTATAGCTAATTTCTTTCCACGCCTTTCGTATGGCAGCCTGTACTTTTCTCGGCTGTTCGTTGATGTTTTTGAATTCATCAATTAATTCATTGTCTTCGGGAATTTCTACTTCAAAAGCCGTTTTCTGCTCATGTCCAGCAAATTCATTTTTTTTCAGAAGTTTTATTGCTTCTTTCGCTCTTTTTACCTGTGATATAACAGTTTGTGCCGTTTTTCCTTCTTTTGATTTTATAAACTCCTGCAGGTGTTCAATGGCTTTATTACTATTTCCCGTTTCCAACACTTCTGTAAGCGCCATAGACAAAGGGTTTATATCATCTATGATATTCCCAGTGTTTTCATCATACCAATCCCCATCTTCATTTATTTTATATTTTGTTTTTCCTGTAATAACTTCTCCGCTGTTCGCTCCTAATATATCCTTATAATTCTCTGCGATTTTCTTGTCCTGTGCAAAATACAATCCCCATCCGTGTGCTTGATTTCCTTCTCCTGTCCCAATGGCTCCTAAATCAAAATGATCAAAGGTATAGGGGCTTCCATGATAGGCTTTTTGATGATAAACCCTGTAATTATAATCCGGATTCAGTTTTTCGTATGTGCTTTCTTCATACACTTTATTTCCCGGCAGAATAATGTAACTTGTTCCGTGTTCATCTTCCACAGCTACCGCCTTATATCCCAATTCATCAGCAACAAGCGCGGCTTCTTTTTGTATCATGAAATCCGCATCCGCTTCGTCCGTGCACCCCAACAGTTCATATACTTTTTGTTTTTCTTCTTCGTTTAAATTCCAAATGTTTCTTGATTCTGTTGTTAAGTCATATATTAATTCAGCATCATCGCCATATTTCTTTTGGAAAATTTCATATACTCCATCTTCATACGCTAAACTTTTGGCACTTATAATGTCATCTTCATTTACTTCTGAAATATATATTCTGTCTCCGTGTCCAAGTGCAGAATTTCTACTGCTGCTATAAAACATTCCATGAAAATATCCTTCTTTTATCACGTCACCTTCTACAGGATCCACCGCGCCATGGAAGAATATATCCGCGTCTTTGTTTATCGTTTGATAATATTCTTGATTCTGTTCCTTTAATTTGACAAGATCACTTTCGTTTGGTATATTTTGGTTAGAACTGAATGAAATGGTTGCCTCTATGGGCGATTGGAGCCCGGCAGATTGCAACCAGTCATTAGTTCTTTTTTTATTTATATATTTCGCACTTGTCAGAAGTCTGGATTTTATCCATACGCTATCTCTTTTACCATAAACAGATTCTATAATATTTGCATCATAATATATTCTTGCTCCTACTTTTTTATTCAATGTGAATGGAATAATAATAGTATCTCCATTTCTATCTACTAACGTAGTGACAACTACTGGTTTCCCTTCGTTTTCAACAATTGCCATCGGATCTGCAATAGCACTCGGTAGTTGTTTCATGAGTTCTGGTGTCATTTCATCTGCATGTCCATGTTTCCCCGTCTTATCTTCTGTATGCTTAAGTATCTTTGAAAGCACATTTTGATGAACATATATCGGAAGAATTTCTGCTCCTGCCAGTTTCATCACTAACGGTGTTGTCATAACTTTCACATTACCGCCTTTGAGCTTATTCTCCATGAATAGATCTATTTTCTCCGAAAATTTTTTAGTATCTTCTTCCAGCTTTTCTTCTGCAGAGATGACGTTTTGACGTAATCCTTTCTTTTCCCCGCCGTTTTGGATTGACGCTACAATGTTTTCAATCGGCAGGTTATAGATCTTGGAGAAGTTATCTACCAGTCTTGCGTACACAAAAGCGCTTTCTTCTGCCGCTTCTGCTGCTTTGGCAGGAGCTTTTTTCAGTTGTTCCAGCGTGGGAGCGTACACATCGTCATAGGCTTTTTGCGACAAAAGTGTCCTTGCGGCAATGTCTCTTGTGTCCAGTTCTTTTACATAGTCTTCCAGGGATTCAATGGTTTCTACTTCTTTTCTTGCCGCTTGGATGGAATTGATATATCCCTGTTTTTCTTCTTCTGAAAAGGCTGATGTGCTGTCTATTTCATTGATGGCTTCTTGTTCGGCTATGTCATAGAGTTCTCTTCTGTTCGGTTTTCTTCCGTATTTCTTCCAAGCGTTTGCATACCACCTGTCATTATTTGTCGTTCGGATGTAAGATCCGCCTATATACCCGCTTGTGATGACTCCTCCATGTTCATAGTCTCTGGACCATTCATACACGGGAACTTTTTCTACTCCTTGCGGTTCATAGTCCGCGTAATATTTATAGTTGATGAGTTCTTCATAGGTTTTCAGTGCTTCTGCTTTTACTTTTTTATAGTTTTCTTTTATGTCTTCCATTCCTTCAGCAAAGACTTTTTCCATGGCGTTTCTTTGTTCCATGTCAGTGAAGTCACGATCCAGGATTGTTTTTGCTACTTCGGCTTCTCTTGCTTCTTTTGTTGCATTGAATATCTGCCTTGTTTTTTCTATATGTTTTCTTGCCTCTTCGATGTCATGGAGTGTCTGCCCGTCTTTATCAAAAGCAGCATGATTCGAAAGTGTCTCTGCAGATTCTTCGGAGATTTTCTGCATGTATACCCCCGCTTTCAGTTCCAGCTGTGTTCCTTCTTTCACGGCATCGTCCACTTGCTTAGCTGTGGCGATTCCGCCCGTCACGAGCTGCGTCAATGCTGTTCTTCCTTCTTCTGTTTCGGCCGCACCGGCAGCATCAATGTATATGGTTCCCATTCCTTCTTTATCAAGCTGTGCCTGTGTCTTCTGTGCATAGACTTCCGGATTTATCTTGAAAACTTTGTTCTGTTCTCTTTCTTTGATGACGGTTTGTGTCATTTCTTTTTCATTCTCACGGTAGAATGCTTCTCTTGCGGCATGCCAGTCTTCTTTTGCCAGTCGTTTCAATCCTGCATAATTACCACCGCCGGAAATGACGGCTCCTGGCATGCCCATCCCTACCGCCGCCGGTATGGCTTCCACCATGGCGTCAAAAGCGCTGTTCCACATATTTTTCCATGTCATGTTCTTATCTCTTCCCATCATTTTTTCATCAGTGGTAGAGATCAGATCCTGCCAGCCTTCTTCTGCAATTTCTGCCGCCGTCCCTTTGGCATATTGTTTTGCGGCTTCTTTCATGGCATATTTTCTCATGGCTCCGCGGCTTGCAGACAGAAGTTTATTCCTTGTACCTGCATTCATGATGGCAGCTTTAGCCGCACTTTTCCCTATAACTTTTCCCAACGTTCCATAAGCAAGCGACATCAGTCCTGTTTCAACGCCTGCCTGCAGTACGGCTTCACGGGTGGCCATCCCTTTTGCTTCGTTTCTTGAATACATATTTGTACCATCCGCATTTTTCTTGTTCGCCAGCCGGTAGTAGTTCATCCCCATGTTTGATCTAAGGGATGATGCAAAGATAGTGGCGGCCATGATTCCTCCCACGACTGGCGCCCCCAAGACAGAGGTTATGGCTAACCCTGCCGCCGCTCCTTCCGGGAGGCTTCTCAGCATTCCTGCCCCCATCATGGAAAACTGTTTTACGGTTTCGGTTGCAATCAGCCCTATGGTGGAATCGCCGTCATATTCTTTGGTTCTTGCGTTAATGGCTTCTATTTTTCTATTCATTTCTTCATCAGTAATGTCTCCGTTCCTGGCCGCATAACCGATTTCAGAAATCTTGTCCATGTTTTGTCCGGCTTCCCATGCATCGGTAAAGGCTTTGAATGCTTCGCCTATAGATGACGGTTCTCCGCTGATTTTTCCGGCTGTGGCTCCTGTGATGACTCCTCTATCATGGAGTATCTGATCTGCTTGTTTTAAAGCAAGTGACGCCGACACAGGATCATTCATGGCGATCTCCGCCAGTTCCGGATAGAGTTCTTTTAAGGCATTGGCAGAGAACGGACGTCCCTGCATGATTTCTTGTGTTTTCATCCAGGCATACTGGTTCTGTGCCATTTCATAGGCTTCTTTACTGTCAACAAGCATTTGCGCTGGAAGTCCCAACGGATCCCCTATTTTATGTGCCTGTTCCAAACGTTTTTCCTTATCCGGATCAGGATCATAGAGGTTGCTGTAGATATCCATGCTCATGTTTTGGAGCCTATTATCCGCCCAGCTTTTGGCGGCGTTTGAAATGCTTTCTGCCGCACCGCTGATTCCATCTCCAATTTTTTCTAAAATCCCTTTCGGTTCCTGGTGAGGGGTGGCGTCAATGGTAGGGGTTGTTCTTAGATCGGTATTCGGATCCATCGGTTTGATTCCTAAAAGGATTCGGTCTACTCTGTTTTTTACTCTTTCTTCATCTTGCATTTCCAGTTCGTCCATGGTTTTCTCCTTAATAATCCTCTATATTCACTTCGTTCTTTTTGACTTTTTCCCAGTCTTCGGCGGGGATATAGTGGTGTCTTCCATAGTAGTCCACTGCGTCTATTCCTTTGTCATCGTATGTGTAGGATACACTCTTTATTCCAAGTTCCATTAATTGTGCCGGACTGGCTTCCGGCGTACTCATTCCAAAGAATCCATAATCTGGTCCCACTTTTTGTTCCGTCAGGGCTTTTATCCACATCCCTTTTCTTTCAAATTGATTAGGTTCTCTTCCAGTTTTACTTTTGAAATCAAAGGCTTCCTGCATGACTATCTTTTTGGCTTCTGCATAGTTTTTCTGTATGTCCGGTTTTGCCAACCCTGTCATGTCCATGACGTCTGTTTCTGTGTCATCTATTTTTACGGAGTATTTCCCTTCTCCCGCCTGTGCTTTTGTTAATTCCTGGCTAAGTTCTACAATTTGTGCAGGAGTAAATCCATATCCCCTTTGTTCCAGTTCTTTTAATGTTTTATTCAAGTCATCATCGTTCATGATGTCTGTTCCGATACTGGCTTTTATTCCCGCGAATGCCTTGTTCTGTGCTTCTGCTCCTCCAAATCCGCCATGAGATTTTTCCTGCGTTACAGCTTTTAATGCGCTCAATCTCAAACTGCGATAGGACCCATTGTTCAAAAGTTCTGGATTTTCTACTCCTTTGGATTTTATGAATTCGTACATATCTTCGTTTGATGTCCCGTTTTCCGTCATGTCCATCAATTGGATCTGCATGTTATTCATCATTTCTGTTTCTTTAGCTTTTTTTGCCTGGAGATGTTCCCCAAGGACAGAGAAGAAGGAGTTCCTTTCGGTCTCTTCCAGTGCGGCTTTTTCCTCGTCAGACATCGGAGCCGGAGCACTATATTCTTTGGCAAGTTCTGTAGCGCTGGCAGCATACGATTCCTCATGATCAGTAAAGTAACCATGTTTTTTCATTATATGGACTACATCTGCCGGTGATTTCACGCCTTTTATTTCTTCCGGTGTACAGTAGGTTTTTATCCAATTTACATAACTCATTGCGGATTCTTCTGGTGTTGCGTACTTTTTAAATTTTGCTGTGGTAGAGTATGCATTCCCATTTTCGTCACGTTCCCATGTATTGAGTTCCTGATATTCTCCTTCACCATCCCATTTATACCCGAAGTAATTATTTCCGGGTGCGCTTTCTCCTCGTCCCGATTCATGAGCGGCAATCGCAAAGCCCCAAGACGGATCCCATCCTAATTCTTTTGCAATTGTATCTCCTATTCGCCCCAATGCGGTTTCATTTGATTGAGCCGGCAGCTGTAATGGATTTTCTTTTCTATAGGCTTCCCATACTTCTTCTTTGGATTTTCCCATCATTTCCGGATGGTTATTCAGCCATGTTTCCGCGCTGTCTTTTGTGGTCTTTGCTACTTTTTTACCTGTAAATAATGTTTCGTATTTCTTTAAAATAACTTCATTCCCGCCTCTTGCCCTTAATTGTCCGATGAGTGTATTTCCCCGTTCATAGTCATTGGAAGCAGCTAATGTGGAGAGAACGGTTTCCGCTGTATGATTCAGGATGGCTCTTTGTTTAATGTCTATGGATTTTTCGTCCATTCCTGTTCCGGCCATGATGGCCCTTGATGTTGTCTCCATATTTCCATAGACGGATTCGAAACTGTCCGGACTTCTCACAATCGAGTTGATGGCGTTTTCATTCATTTCTGTCATCTGATTGCTTGCGTAAGAGAGAAATTCTTTTCTTTGGAATTTGTCTATGCTGTCTAAGTTAGAAGTGATTGACGTTTCTACCTGGTTACGGAAGGCTCTATTGGCATATTCTGAACTTATTCCGTATTGTCTCATAATCTGCTGGCGGATCTTCTCTTCATTCTGCTGATAAGCTGCCTGGAGTCCTTCTGCGTTTTTCCCCTGCATGGTATTTGTCAATCCGTTTTTTTCGTCATATAAAAGGGAATTAATCTGCCGGTTATATTCGTTTGTCGCATCAACAACTTTGTCATTTTGGTCTTTCATCCACGCTTTTGTTCTTGCATCAATTACCTGCCCCAAAGCGTTTCCCAAAGCTTCTGTACCTGTTACGTTCGCTCCATAGGCATTGGGATCGGTGATGGGGTTTATTTTTGCATTTGAGAGGTTTCTATTTATCGTTGAGTCGTATTGTGTGAGTTTCATTATTTCCTCCAGATGGAACGCCACGGATCATAGTGTTTTCCTATGCCTTGCCCTATGATGTCTTTCGTCTGTGTCAGCCCTACTTTTGGGATAAATCCTGTACTCATGGCATTTCTTGTGTACATGGGAGCAGGAGTGGTATAGGTCAGATTTCCGCCGGAAAGGCTCCCTTCAAACCCGGTTCTCATATTCATTCCTGCAGGTTTCGGCAGGCTTGCTCCTGCGAATTGTTTATAGGTTCCAAACATTCCCGCAGCAGTTGAAATGAAGTTTGCCAGTCTTTGAGACTTCCCCTGTGCTTTTGCGTTTGCCGCGGATGCTCTTGCGGCGGATGCCTGGTTCTCATAATTGACCTGGTTTATATATGCGTCTAAGGTATCATTTCTTTGGTTTCCCAAAAGGTTCATACTGTCTTTTCTATATTCGCTTATGGCTGCGCTGTTTGCGTCAAGAACGCTTCCTATATTATCCAATCCGGAGGCTCCTGCAGAGGCCGCCTGCTGTCCCAAAATGAGTCTTCTTTTGCTGTCCAGCTTTTCCTGCTGTTGTGCGTAGTTTTCCGCAATCTGTTCTCTTTGCCGGTTCATTATTCTTGCGTTCTGATCTGCTGCCTGTGCCTGCGCGTTATATGCTGATACTTGCGCGGCGGTCTGCTGTTTTATCTGCCTGTTCTGATTAATCCCCGATATAAGCTGCAGCCCCATCATGGCTCCCATTACACTGCACATTATTTCCCTCCTATTTCAAATCTCACAAAAATATCTCCTTTTTCTGTTTTGCACGTATCTGTAAAAAGCGCCCCGGCACGTTTAATGTATCGGAGCGCTTTTGTATTGTCCTCATGGATCCAGTTTGTCATGTATCCATATTTTTCTTTACAGTCGTTGATGTACTGCAGTCCTATTTTCACAAGTTCTTTATGGTACAGATCTACAAGGACGGTTCCTAATGCCCATATGCAATATGATTTTTTCACGAAACCGAATATCATTACAGGTTCTCCGTTCTTGGCCACATAGGCTTCATCGGATAAAATAATGGATTGTCTCACGGCTTCTTCTCCATGATCACAAATGGCGGTGATTTCTTTTTTATCCATAGGTCTCATGTTTTCAAAGATGTATTTTGTCAGCCAAGGAACATCTTGTTCTTTTATTTTTTCTATGGTGATTTTTCCGTAGTTATCCATCGAGCTCTACCTCTCTTACAACGGCCGACAGGTTAAACGGGTATGGTTCATCTGATGTGATGACTGTTCTCCCTGTGAGTTCAAATCCTCTGTTCGGCATGGTGATGTGTTTATCTCCGCTGTACAGAACAACATCTTGTTCCGAAAACTCATCGTATTTGATAGGTAATGTATTTGTTTTTTCTATCCCCACCCGTCCGCCAAGGGAATGATTCAGTCTCAGCGTGACGGCGGAGACTTTCTTTTTCCGCCCTTGGATGGTTCCTGTTTTGGTGTTTATTTCCAGGTTTGGAAGTTCTACCGTCATTGTATAAGGCAGTCCTGCGATGATATAGGATGCCTCCTGCGGAAGTGTGAAATTGCCGCCTTCGTCCGTTTGGATTTTTTCATAGTACCTTCCATCCGCCAAGACTCCTATTTTTGTATTGGGCAAATGAGGGGCAGATCCTTTTGCCGTGGTTTCTGTTATCTTCACCGAAGCGTCCAGCATGATATAGTCTTTGGGATTTTCTGTTTCCTTGTTGTTGCATAGTTCTTCTATGTATGTTTGATTTCCTCTTTTTACCGCGATGTACACGTTATCTTCATTTTGATTTTCCACATTGCAAACTGCCATGACTTTTCCTTCTGTTTTTATTCTTGACCAGGCATATACTTTTTGGTCTTGTACGTAGGAAAGGCAAGCCATTGTTCCGTCTGAAAGGACAAAGTACAGTTTTGAGTCCGGCTCCTGCATGTAGGCCATATCTTCTATGGTTGTTTTTTTTGTAATGTGTTTTGCCAAGAGTGTTAGATCTGCCCCATCGTAGGAGTCTGATTCAAAACGATACTGCATGTCTCTTACTGTTTTCCCTCTATGCTGCACGAAAATGACCCGCCCGCCGATGGATAAAGGAATGACATTCGTTGTACCCCTGGATGTCTGCATTTTGGGGTTTGCTTTTGTTGGCGTGACCGCTGTTCCGCCGGAAAGGATCCATTCATTCCCGCCTGTCATGATAACTAAATCCGATTCCGGCACAAGGTGTTCTATGGTCTGCTGTTTTCTATTGATGAACGCCAAGGCTACCGCCGAATCATCTGTTACGGTTCCGGATGTTTTTTCTACAGAGAAGTTATTATAGTCCCCGCTTCTTGAGAGCCACAGCATATACGGCTGTTTTTTTGTGGCGGCTACACATAATCTGTCTTGGAAGAAACCTATAGCCGATGGATAACCAAATTGCTCATTCCATGCGTTTAAACAAACGTAATCCGCCGGGTTTGTATTTGCAAGGGAATCTATGACTTCCGCATTGACTTCCAATGGAGAGATGTAACCGGTGATTCTTACCATTCCTATGTGTGTATATGGTAGTGCGGTGAGGTCTGTATTCCCCGCCGTGGCCACAATTCTAAGTCTTGTATATTCTTCTACTGTTCCCGATTCTGACGCGTTGAAATCGTTGTTTGATTTATACGTTCTGTAATCTTTCCACGGACCATTGTTCGTGCTTTTCTGTACGGTCACGGTTCCTGTCCATGTACCATGGGTAATTATCTTCCATGATTTTCCACAGAGTACTTCTCCCGATGTTCCGCCTCCGTTTTGTGTCACGGTCTGCGAGTCTACTTCCTGGTTGATCTGTATATAGGCACCGATCATGTTTTCTGAAAAATAGTTTTTACTTGCATATAGTTTAATGGACCCTGTTTTTCCCGATGGCACTATTGACAGATCGGCTTCCAGTTTTATGTTTACCCATCCAGGACTTCCGGGAGCTCCGTCTTCTTTCCCCGTCCCGCCTATGCCACCGGCACCGCCATTACCCATGTTTGCGCCGTTTATTTCTTCGTGTCCATGTTTTCCGCCTTCTGCAGTAATTCCGTTAAAAGATGACGGTTTCCCATCTGTTCCGGGTTCTCCATTGGTTCCTTTACCGCCGGTCCCGCCGGCTCCCACGACTATTGTATAAGAGTTATCTTTTTTCAGATCTATTCTTTGCGTTACAAGGGCACCTCTTCCGCCATCACCGCCTTTTATGTATTTATTTTTAAGCAATCTTATGTGTTTCCCGCCAGCTCCGCCACCACCGCCTCCCGCTATTGTTACTGTATATGTGCCGTCTTTTTTACAATTGAAGGTGTATGTTCCTGCAGAATTGTACGATGTATCTACTTTCCCTTCCATTTCTGTTGAAAGGGAAATATCAAAGTAGGGCTTTTTTATTTCATAGTCCCCAATGGTCCAATTGGTGTCGCTGTATCTGGATAGTTTTTGTATAGGGTGTTTTCCTGATGCGATAAACATCACATCAGCAGACTGGCATGTCCTTAGTTCTTTCAGTTCATCTTCTGTAAACTGTGTGACAAGTTCTACTCCTGTATATCTGTTTCCTTTCCAAATTCGTATATATCTGTCTCCCATTTCAAGCATGAATGAACTGTCTATTGTTGTAAATTCTTTTAGAATTACTTTTTCGTTTTTCGTCTTTCCGCAGTACAAGGTTCCCCCACGTTTGTACACTGCTCCATAGGGGCGTATATAGGCATTTTCCGCTGTAAGCAATGCGGCTGCGTATTTATCCAAGTCTATTCTGTTTGCGACTTCCGGGGATATTTCTCCGGTGGCAAAGGATGATTGAATGTGGTAGATAGTTTCTTTCTGCATATTAGCCTCTCATATTGAAATATTTACGAGGGTATGTCGTTTCATGATGGTTCTGCACGGCACTTTCCTGTTTCGCATTAATCAGCGCCTGGTGCATGAGTTGATACTGCAGGTTTGCAGCACTGGGACTTCCCGACAAAGGTACTGCTATATTTGCCGCCAGGGAATGAGACAGTGCTTCAATGAAGTAATCAGTGAATAGTTCCCCGTTCTCCACGTCTGCGGTATAGCTTGCATAGGCGTTTTGTATATCTGTGCAGATTACTTTTGTTGAGTCGTTTACCGTTGAAATGAAGTAGTCTTCTTTTCCAATTTCTCTTGCGCTTTCTTTTTCGTAGATTTTTCGGATGACAAGGCATTTTGCCGGGTAGGCATAGATGTACTTCCATCCGGGGATTTCTTTATTTAGGAGTGCAAGTTTTACATATCTTTCCGCAAATCCCCATCTGTGTTCGGACAGGAGTTTTCTTCTTAGGTGGTCATAGAATATGCCGCATTGGATTGCTTCTTCCGACTCTTCTTCAATTGACGCTATTCTGCCTTGCCCGATGTAGGCAAGTGCCATATTGCAAATGTCTGTACTGTTCATAGATCCTCCTTTTCTCTATCTACTACTTTTTAAGTAGTTTTAAGAGTAGTAAACATAGAAAAAGAGGAGACGCTTTTGCGCCGTCCTCTTTGTCTTTAACAGTATTTCTTTACCATCTCTACCAGTTCTTCTTTGGTTTTAATGTCTTTGGGAACATCTTTCCCTGCACGGATTAATCTGGCGCGGAGTTCATTGGCGGAAAGGTCTTCTAATTTCCGCCCTCCTACCGCTTGTCCAAAGTGGATGCCACTCATACGAGGTCTACATCCATGGTGAGGAATGCGCGGATGGTTCCTGTTGTGGCCCCTGCTACTTCAATCTGCAGGAATTTCTTGCATCCCGCTGGTACTTTCACTGCCGCACCTGCCCCTTCGTCTTTTGCAAGAGAAAGAGTTGTCAGCGTGACGGCTCCCGTCATATCTCCTTTGTCCGCGGTCTTAAGTGTGATTGTTGCCGCGGCAGAAAGCGGTTTCAACGCAATGACTTTCAGCCACAACGGATTATACGCGTCCCCGCCGGCTCCGTTATTTACGACTTTAGATTTAGTCCCTTTGGATAGGTCCTGTTCATAGAAAAAGGTGTTTTCTGCATCAATAATCATTTTTAGTCCTCCTTATTTGTTTTCTGTAATTGCGTCTTCGGTGTCCACGAGGGCGTCTTCTTTGCGTACAAGAATACCGTTTACGGAGATTGTTACCGGACCCTCCATCAGTTCGCGGCGGGTGATGTAGGAATTAGCCTTATCGCTATAGAAGATGGTAAGGAATGTATACATTTCCGGGGACACGTACCATACGGGATGGACGGTATTGAGATTCCTCATGCGTCCCTGCGCACGGATCATGGCGTCTACTACCGCTTTTTTCTGTTCCACAGTGGCCGCCGCGGCGTTCACGGCTCCTAAATCAATGTTCCTTACTGCGGCAACCATTTCAGGATCTTTGACGGCAAGTCCAGGTTTCCACTTGAAAAGTGTGGAAAGAGCGCGGAATTTATATCCATCTGCATCGATGGCATCTACTTCTCCCAGGTCCTGGCGTTTCAATCCTGCATAGCCGTACTTTGGGTAAATGCCTGTAACGGCACGGTCTCCCCAGCCCACAAGAAATGCGGAAGAAAGTTTGCCTTTCCCTGTTCCGCCGGCATTGATGACCTGATAAGAGGCATCGTGTTTCTTCCCGCCGTATTTATTGTAGCGGATTCCCAGTCCGTTGAATTCATCCAAATTCTTTGCGGAATTTCCGTAGAACATGTGGTGAGCCACGGCCTCCCCCATGGCTTCGACAAACGCCATGTCTTCGGATGTTCTGAACGCTTCTTTATCTGGTGCAAGGGACACGAGTTCTACGTCCACTTCCGAGCGGGACTCCATCAGGCAGCAGGTGTCCGTTACCTGTTTGGTACTGGATTTTCCTACCGGCACGCCGCGGTTAATCTGCCTAAGATGTACTTCGGGCAAGCCGTTCCGCTGCGTAGTCTGGTTGCCTGTGGGCAGGTTTCCTTCTGCCCATCTTACGTCTTCTAAAATTGGATTGGACTGGACGAGTGTTTCAATGACTACATCAATGGATCCGTCCGGTGCCTGTCTTTTTCTTAAATCATTCAGTGTTAATGCTACTGCCATTTGTTATTCCTCCTTAATAATTTTCAAAATTGGTATTGGGGTACATGGGTGTTTTTCCGCCTTTTGCATTTCCGCCGCCTACGCCGCCATCTTCGGAAACAAGTCTTCCCAGTTCGGAAATGGCACGTACGATTTCTATACGGTCTCCTACGCCTGTTTCGCTTAGGAGTTTCCTGATTCCTGGTGATGTTTTCTCCAGATGCTGGAGTCCTGCGCCGTATTCGTTCATGGTTTTCTCGAAGTCAGCCCCAAGTTCTTTTCGGGTTTCTTCCTGCCACTTGTCGTACTGTGCTTCCCGCATGTCGTTCATCTGCTGGATAAGCCCTTTCCCGTACTCAAAACCGTATGCGGCCATCTGGTTTGCCTGTTCGTTGGTAAGGTTCATTCCTTTACAGATTTCACCGAATTTCTGTGAAATGGCTTCATCTAAGGTTTCGCCTTCGGGCAATGCCGATGTGAAATCGTATGCTTCCGGGGCGCCTTGCGGGTTCTGCGGATCCGGTTCCTGGTTCTGTGCCTGCGGTTCTGTGCCTGCCTGTTGTGCCAGTCTTCCCGGCTCTTGATTCTGTACCTGTGGTTCTACCTGCGGGCTTTGCGGATCCGTGTTATTGTTCGCCTGTGCCTGCTGGTTCTGTACGCCTTCCATTTGTTATTCCTCCTTGTTTTCTAATAATGTTTTGGCTTTGAATTGAAATTCGATGTATTCTTTTTCGGCTTTTTGTCTTAGTTCGAATCCTTCTTTTCCTAAGAGTTCGACCATCTCTTTTTCTATCTGGATTCCGATTGACCTTCTGCCTTCGTTGTAGAATGTCTGCGAATTTCCGGTGAATGTTTCGGCTTTGTAGCCTGTCATTTCAAGAATGTGAATAAAAAACCATCTCCCCGCTTTGCTTTTCAAAACGGTTCTGATGGCTTTTACGTCTTCTTCTCTTTTCTGTTTTTCTATGTATTTTCTGATGAGCACATCGTGCTCTGTTACATTTGTTTTCATTTATCCACCACCTATCCCCAAGAGGTTCTGCAATGCAGGGTTTCCATCGTTGGCAGCATCTGTCAGATTCTTTGCCGCCTGTGCCGCCGGTGCCATGGCTTGTGCCTGCTGCATCATGTACTGCTGTTCTTGCTGCTGTTCCATGGCTTCTTGTTCGGCTGCTATCATCTGCATGATTTCTTCTGTGCTTCTCTGCATGACCGCAGGAGCTCCAAGGAGTTCGAAGTATCTCTTGACGGTGCCGATCGGATCGATGGCTTTCAGGGCTTCCGGATAGATCTGCGCCATTTGTCCAGCAAAGGATACGGCTTGTTCGATATTGACAAGGCCGCTCATTTTCTGCGCTTGGGCAAGTGGGGAGATGTATTCTATCTTTATGTCTTGGTCTGCCATTCTTTCGGCAAGTTCTTCGGGAAGAGGTTGAAATAGTCCCATTCTTTCCGCGATGTTATAGACTCTTTCGATGATCGGCGAAAGGAATTCATCCTGCAGGCGTTCTACCACAGGTCCCAGTTGCTGGAGTTTTTCCTGCTGGCGTTCCATAACTTCCCGCGCTGTCATCTGCGGGGTGTCGATAGAGTCAAGCATCAGGAATAGGTCTGCGCTGTAGGTTCTTCTTATGCTTTCTTCTGTCCGTTGGATTTCTGTGGCAAGCCATTCCGGATTTCCCGGCACTTGGAAAAGAGGTTCTACTGTCGGATTGGTTCCCGTACTGTTTACGTTTGTATACCCGCCGGGGATTAGATCAACGCCTCCTATATCTCCTACACTGGCGGGTCCTTTCATGGGTGGTTTTACCATGAGTTCTACCGCCGTCAGAAGGTCTTTTTTCATAATCTGCAGCATTCTCGCATCGCCTTCGGCGTACCATCCGGGCCCTTTCCCATAGGGACTTCCTTCAATGGTTTGGTATCTTGCCGTTGGGACGGGGAATTCTTCAAAACCGCCGGTAAATAAAAAGCCTTTCCCTTCGTCTACTGATTGTTTATCTATCCAGTAGAGTGAGGTGTAAGGCATGTTTTTATTTCCTGCTTGTCCGACTGTTCTGAATCTGTTCGGCATGACAAGCCAATAGGTGGTAAATGATTTATTATATCTTCCGCTTTCGTTCTGCAGGGCGTCTTTGACGGCACGCGGCAGGTTTTCTTCTCCAAATTGTTCTAAGAGCTGGTCTGCCGTCATCTGGAATTCTCTGCAGAATGTATCTACTCTTCCGCTTGCTCCGCTTGCCAGGTAGTATGTCCCTATTGTGTACTGCTGGAATCTTACGCCTGTTTCCGGTGATGCGAATACTCCCAGCGGTGCCTGCCCATGGGCAATTTCCATATAGCATGAATGGATGGAGTTATAGAAGTTAGATCGATGGAGCATGTACTCCACGATTTCCTGTCTGATATCCAGGACACTTGCGGCTTCCATATCTTCATTTGCGCTGCTGTTTGAAAAGCCGAATTTAAACCATTGCCTTGACGGTGGTGTGAGTCCGGATTCCATCCCTGCGGCGAATGCGATATTAGCAAGCCACGCTACACCGTTTGAAATCATGAGGTCTTTTCTTCTGGCTTTGTTTGTGGCGTCCGCGGTGTCTCCAAATTCTCCAATAAAAGGAAGTTGGTGATCTCTTATATCTTTCCATCGTTCTTCATAGTCCCGCCGGTACTCCCGCATGGCTTTTACACGATGCAGTACGCTTTGTTTATCCGGCGCTCGGATTGTCGGCTGGTCCGCCGGCAGGGCAGCGGCTGTTATTGATAGTCTCTCCATTTTTTACCCCAATGTTGATTTTGTATTGGTCGGTGCAACGTCCGCCAGTCTTGTTGCCGCATATCCTTGTTTCTGTTTTCTTTTTTTAGCGGCTTCGGTATCGGCGGTTCCGCCGGCGTCAATGTCTGCATTGGTAATTGTGGTTGCAGACGGCGCTACTTGTTTAATTTCCGGAGTGCTTACGCTTTGTTTTCCTCCGAATCCGAATAATGCTGAACACATTTGAGTACCTCCTTTAAGTAAATAATTGATATTTTGTATTGACTCTTTTCTTGTTGGGTGCCCTGATCACCGGAACGGCGAATGTCAAAGCTAAGGCATCCGCATCGTTAGGGGATGGAATGCCTTTCTGTTTCATATATTCTTTTGACTGCAGCTGGAGCTTCCCGTCTTCTGTCGGTTTGATTTCTACTCCTGTCAGATCGTCCTGCATCTGCTGATCATCGGGATATGCCCCGCCGTTCGCAAGCCATTTTCTCATCTGGTCCCACATATACGCCCGCATGTTTTTACATGCCATATCGGGAGATTCTCCGCTGAATGGGATTAGGTTCCAGTGCCGTCCCATGGTTTCCCCTGCCGAATAGATTCCTGTGCCATAGCCCATGTCTATATTGACCGCATCGGCTTTGTATTCGTCTTGGTATCTGGCTATCAAGTTGGCTACGGCTATATCGTTGTTGTTTTTTTGTATTTTCTTAAGACGTTTTGCCATTAAGCCTTGTCTTAGCCATATGGCGGTGGCGTCATCTCCCATCCATGCGGGGTCTACCCCTATAATGACCGGGGCAAAATTAAATTGTTCAGGCAACAGGTTTCTTCCCCGCGCTTTTTCCGCCAGTTCTGTGGAAATAAGCTGTAGTGAGCTTGCGTTCGGGAATTGTCCTTTGACTCTGATTCTTATAAAGTCGCTGTCTTCTCCCCAGGTGTTTATCCATTGTCGTATGAGTCCTTTGTTTGAGAATGAAACGCTTCTTGAGTCTACTTGTTTTTGATTCCAAAGACTTCTGAATTTATGGAAGCAGTCGTAAAATCTACCCGTGTTTCTTGTTGGGTTCCCAAATGCACACCATATGATTTCTGTATCGTTATCTGTCATAGCGCCTTCGGCTACTTCCCATATCTGGTTGGATATGGCAGAGGCTTCGTCAAAGAGTAAAAGGATTCTATTCCCTTGGTTATGCAAGCCTGCAAAGGCTTCGGTGTTGTTATCACTCCACGGGATGGCGTCTATGCGCCAGTTCTTTTCTTTTCCCGGTTCGTTTGTAAAAATGGCGGTGGCGGTGGCTGTGAACAAAGGCCGCCCGATAAATAGGTTGTACCATTTTATGAGTTCCGGCCATGTTTTGGTTCGGAGCTGTGTTTCTGTATTAGCGGTGACAACGCCCCTGGTATTTTCGTGTGTTGATATTGCCCAGAGGATAAGCCATGCGACTAACGTACTTTTTCCTATCCCGTGTCCTGACGCCACGGCTTCTCTGACAACGTTGTCTTTGATTTTCACGCCGTCTCTTATGTCTTTCAGTATGTCTTTCTGCCACTCTTCGGGACCGTTCATTTTTTCCAGCGGCCCCGGTTCTCCCCATGGAAAAGCAAAGTAGACAAATTTTAAGGGGTCGTGTGTGTATTCACCTAAGGCTTCGACAAGTTCAATGATTTCATTCATTTTTTATTACGCGCTCCCGTGCCGCTTTCAAAGCGTTTGTCATGCTTATTTCTCCTTTGACTTCGACTTCTCTTTTATCCCGCCAGTCTTCGGGTTTTCTATTTTTCAGAAAGAAGATGATTGCCAGTGTTTCCGGCGCCATCTGTTTTGTTGTTTTTTTTACTTTTTTCTTGCCTTCGTCATCTATTTCTATTGTTGTTTCTTCGAATTCATAGCCCACGGCCCTTTTATAGAGTGCATTTTCTACTTCTATGTCTACTATGTTTTTATTTTTTTTTAGGGCGTCTGCTATGTCCGAGAATCTCTTTTTCCATTCTGAAAGGGTGCTTCTGCGAATCCCCATGTTATGTGCTATCTGCTCATCTATGAGTCCGTTTCTTGCCCATGCTGCTATCTGCAAAAGTCCATCTTTTGTTCGCCAGTATTCAAATTTTCCTTTTGCCACAGCAGCCTCCTTTCATCAAAAAAGGCACTCATTGTGAGTGCCGCCGGAAATGCAAAACCGCCCTTTCGGACGGTATCATGATGTTTTTTCATACTTATTCAACTTTAATTTATCACTTTGTCACGCATGACCGCAAGTGACCTGCAGTGACGCCATGTGACATCTATTTCTTTTTTACGTTTGTAACTGTGATAAAATCTTTCCCTGAGTCATTAACAATAATCGGCGGCAGCCATTTTAGCATCCGCTTTCCTTTCTTTTCTCCGTATAAAAATGTATGCCAATGTGCCCTTCTTATGTGCATCGCTGGGGATTTATGATATTCTCCCTGCGGTGATGTGTTTTCATATTGCGCAGATTGTCTAAGTTCTCTAATTTTTACGCCGACCGTTTCGCCAACGTTAAGCAGTTCTACTTCGCGCGGAATGTCTTTTATCTTTCTTGACCGCCGGAAAAAGTGTCTTTTTTCGTGTTTTATATCCGCATTTACAGCGGACAGGTATAAAACAAGGTTTATCCACCTGCTTATTGTCCGTTTTCCGTTTTTATAAAACGATCTCAATACTTCTCCGCTTATTTCTTCGTCTTCATTCTCTACCGCTGGTAAATCTACTTCATCGAATTGTTTTACCATGTTTTCTATGATTTTATCTATTGATTCACTTCCTGATTCTGGAAGAATCAAATAGATTGGCAGAATTACATTTCCTTTTTTGTTTACAACAAGAATCCTGAATTCAAAATGTCCACGATCAAAGTCAAAAAACACGAAAAACCCATCATATTCCGCCCCATCGTTCGGACGAATATATATTGAGTATGCAGGAATGGCAAGCATACTCGTGTCAAGCTCTATATTCACTTTCGCCTGTTTATAGAGCTCCTCAGTCAATGTGGCGTCAAAGTCGTAGATTAACTTTGTTTTACGCCACGCAGCTAAGCATGTTATTGCCACTGCATCCGCTATGTTTTCCATCTGTTCCTTATGCAGGTTTCGATCCAGCGCTAATTCAAGTCCCGCCTCAATCGGAATAAAAACATACTCATGCGGCCACTTATCTTTATACTCTCTATCCGCCGCTATGTCTTCTGCAAATTTCCAGGCGGGCGGATAGAGATAGTTGTATTTTTTCAGCATCTTCATCGGTGCCGAATTTTTTACATCAATCATGATTCGCTCCTTAGCTTTTTCAAAAAAGAGCAAAGGATTTCTCCCTGTTCCTTTTTCTAATTTTCAAACTATATCACATTTTCTTCAAATTATCATACGCCCTTTCAGCATTCAGATACCAGTCATCTTGTTCAAATCCGCAATGATTACATTTGAATCTCATAAGTTGATTCATGAATTCTTTATTGTATGTCATACCCATATGACTTCCACAGTATGGGCATTTTGCAATTGATCTGATTTTATAATCTCTTGACATAATTTTTACTGCAAGATCTTCTCCCGAACGTCCTACACACATCAGAAACTTACCTCTTTATGCCTTTTTGTTAATTCGTCCAATGCAGACTTGTGTATTCTCATCATCGTCCGGTAGTAATTGAAGTTATTCGTAACTTCGATTGTGTGCCACGCCCAATTGAGTAGGTACCGCTGCCGCATGATTGTGTGTCGTATCGGATTTTTCAATTCTTCTATGTATATCTCTGCCTTTTTCAGCATTTTTTCATATTTCTTTTTTTCCCGTTCATAGTTTTCTTTTGCTGTTTCGTATTGGATAAGCACTGGCGGAACGGTTTGTATTGAATTTGAACCGCCGGAAATGTGCTCCGCCGGTAAGGCTCCGTTTACCTGTTCTTCGAGTTTTCTATATTCATTTTCCGCCAATTCCACTTTGACCGGCTGCACTTCCCGCAAATTATAAAAGAATTGTCTTATTGTCATGATTTTACCCTTTCACCACAAATAATTCTCCTACTCCCGCACGGATGTCCTGGAATGTTACCAGCAGCATGCATCAAGTATTTTCATTTCTTTCTTGTCCTTTTTATTTCCAATGTTCCGGTAAGTATTCCCTCTACAAAGCTACTGTTGGCTTTTACGTCACTTCCGCCTGTTTTTATCATCAGTCCTTTTTCTTCGTTGAAATAGAAGTTTTTTATCTGTCTTTTTTCTTTCTTGAAATGAATCGTGAAGTGTTCTCCTACTTCTACATTCAAGAGTTCCGCTACTTTTTTTATGTAATTCATGTCTCCTCCTTAATGTCTTCAATCACCTTACTCATTACATAGTCAGCACATGGCTGTGCCATTCCGTTTCCTATTGCTCTGTATCTCGCCGTATCACTCCCGCCCTTTGTCCAGTTGTCCGGAAGTCCCTGCAGTCTTTCACATTCAAGCGGCGTAAGTCGGCGGACGTATGAGCAATCAATGTTCTTGTATATACATCCCACGGCGCTTGGTCCTCTTGCTACCAGTGTTGAGTTGATTCCGTTATCGCTGATCTTAAAATCATATTTTGCATTTGCGCCCTGATTAAATGCCGCCCTGTCAATTGCATAGACAACCGCTAATCTTGTTGATGATTTTAATGTAGATGTTTTATCCTCATAGATCGGCATGTTGTTTTTTATACTTGCGTCTCTGTTAAATGCGTATATGATCGGTACTTGATTCCCGCCGGTCCCCATCCTGTTATTGAGTGTCTGCACTGTTCCGTCATTTCTTTCTCTGATAACGTCTTGCGCATGTGTCATATCGAGAACGCTTATACAGATGCCGCCTTGGTTTCTTGCTGGATTACTTCCGCTTAGATCTAATGTGTTACTTTTGTCTACTTCTTTTATGCCCGCTGTCGGATTGTTGCTTTTCATTCCTTCGCTTTCGTATGATCCGATTCTGTATGTTTTGATAAGCACGCATCTCTGGTCATGCATGCAGTTCAGCGCTCCCGCTTTTTCTCTCATTCTTATTGAGTTTGTTTGTCCGTTTCCGATATCATAGACTGATGTTTCAGTACTTGGTACAGCAGTTCTGGTAAGCGTTTCTTTCTTGCTTTGGTTCTCCTCAGGATTCCTTGGCATGCTTTCGGACTCAAATAATACTTCCGGTCTACCCCCCCTATTTCCAAAACACGCAATAAGGAAGATTCTCTCACGATGCTGGGGGACGCCCCAATGTTGAGCGTCAAGGATTCTCCATGCGATATTACATCTCTTACTTCGTACCATTCCGCTTCTTGCCCATCGTCCAGATCGAGGCATTGGAATATCGGCTTGTGTGATTTCGCTGAGCACGGCTTGAAAGTCACGCCCTTTGTTGCTTGAAAATGCTCCAAGTACGTTTTCCCAGATGAAATATTTTGGGTATTCTCCTCTTGTGGCTCTAAGCATGTCGGAAACAACGTCATTTGCCGTTCTAAATAGTCCGCTTCGTTCACCTTTTAATCCCTCTCTTTTTCCTGCCACCGACAGATCCTGGCATGGACTGCCCGCACATATGATGTCTACCGGTGGTATTTTGTCACCTTTTATTTTTCTGATGTCGCCTAATTGCATGACGTTCGGAAAGTGTTTTTTTGTGACTTCTATGCAGAATGGTTCTATTTCCGATGACCACACGGGAACAGCCCCGTTTCGCTGTGCCGCTATACACCATCCGCCGATTCCGTCAAATAGGCTTCCCACTGTTATTTCCATCTATTTTCCCGTACTCCCTATTCCGCCGGTCCTATCACCATCTGTTTTATCGCCATCCACCTTGTAATATCGATGAAATATTCCTTGTGCGATTCTGTCTCCTTTTTTTACTGTATAAGGCATTCCTGATACATTTCTAATTGGCAACATGATATGTCCTTCGTTGTCCGGATTGTTGTAGTAGTCTGAATCAATTACCGCCACATTGTTTGCCAAAACAACTCCATGCTTAACCGCAATGCTTGATCTTATATAGATTCCCAGCCATTCATTTTCACACATATATGCTTTTAATCCTGTTGGAATCAATTTTATTTCGCCAGGTGTGATTACAGCGTCAACGGCACTTTCAATGTCATACCCCGCTGATTGCTTTGTCTTTCTCTTTGGAAAGTTTACATATTCATATCCGCTTACTTTTTCAAAACCTCTTCTCATTTCAGTTTCCTTTCTTCATAAATCCGCTCTTCTTCGTTACGCAGCCTCCGCGCCGCTTCGTCAAGTTTAATCGCGGCATATATGATCATGCTAATAAACAGCACAACGCTTACTACATCAATTAATCTATCCATTTTGTCCTCCTTTAAAATGGGATTTCTTCCTGTTCGTACTCTATCGGTTCTTGACTTACTGTCCCCATGTCTTCAAATTTCACTGGTGCGGAAAATTGCGTTACAGATGTTCCGCCGGAAAAGCCTGCATTCATTGATTGTTGATTACTTCCGATTGGTTTTGCAATCATATTTGCTACCACTTCTGTCACATACCGTCTTTGTCCGTCCGGCGTGTCATATGATCTTGTAGAGTACCGCCCTTCGATGAAGACATAGCTTCCTTTTGTGAGTTCATTTCCTACCGCTTCTGCAAGTTTTCCCCAGGCGGTTACATTGACCCAATCTGTTAAATCTAACGTGTCCCCGTTTGCTTTTGTAATTTTCTTACTTACGCCTACGGAAAATGACGCCACGGCTTTCCCCGTTTTTGTTGCCCTGATCACAGGATCTTTCGCAAGATTTCCTGTTATTTGCACTGTGTTCATCTTCTTACCTCATTCATCCATTCTTCCAGCCATCTTTCCGCTTCTTCTTTATCCATACATTCATACACAAGTAGATTTCCCTTGCGACTGTCTATAGCAAGATGCACAATCCTGTTTTCGTAATCATCTTCATATGTGCAATAGAACAGTCCTTTAGGTTTATATTTCCCGTCTTTTCCTGGAACGGAAAAATGTAAATTGAAGAATTTAGTATTTATTTCTTTATAACTTTTCATTTTCCCTCCTTGTTCGCTGCCTCGATAATCAGCACGGCCGCTTCCATGAGGTTTTCTTTTCTGTCTTTTTTTGAAAGAAGACACTGATTCACTTTGTTCAAAAGTTGAATCTCTGATAAATCATTTTCGTTTTCATGCACCCGATCTATGATTTCCAGTTCTTCTTTTGTCATCGCACTAAATACCGCGGTACATTTATCCCTGTC